TTTATACTATCAATTTGATCGGTTGTCAAGTTTTGATTGTTCATATTTCATTAACAATGCAGACAGGTTGTCCGTTTTCTTTAGGACTCCATTAGATTGTACAACAAATACATCACCTGGCTGGTATAATGGTTGAACTTTTGCTCCTGGAATGCCATGTTTGTCTAAGCCCATTACTTCACCGGGCCATTCACCTTTTACATGGAAACTTCCGTCTGCAAAACTTTCAACTAGATAATCCATCCAAATCATATATTACCAATATCCTAAGTTACGGCCATTGCCTAGTATAATAAACAGACAGGTTACAATATGTAACACTATCCAGAAGGTGCGAAAAGCCAGTGCCTTCTTTACATCACTTTGTCTGATAGGAAGGAATTCTGGCTTATCGTCGTCTGTAATTCCTATGGGCATTCCGACTGTTCTGGCCCAAGTTTTAAGCCAACGTCTTTGCCCACTCATTACATTGCGTTCTTTTTGTCTTGGATTTCTTTGCGGCGCTCTTTGGTAAGTTTGCCTAGATCTCCAAGGGCTTTGCGAGCTCTTGCAGCCGCTGCCTTAACACCTTTTTCTTCGAACGTTGCATGTTCTGCTAGGTAGTTGTTGTACGCTTGTACGATTTCATCGTGATTTGTCATTGCCTTTTCTCCTATGCTAGTTTAATACCTGTAGTTGCTGTAATGTATTGATCACCGAAATCTTTAATGGTGTTCCCTACATGTCTAAGATCTGTTTTTCTAAACGTAAATGATTCTTCATTCATTGTAAAAGTGTAAGGTGCCAAGCCAATGCCTTCCTGTGTAGGAATAATAGCCATTGGTTTTCTTACTTTAACTGAATCACCATTATCTTCAATAAATCTAGCAACTAATTCTTCTCCGTTGCTTAACTTTAGAGTAACTACGTCTTCTTTTGTAAATGGTTTGTTAATTAACATTATAATGTATGTCCTGTGCCTGTGTAATTAGTTTCTTCAACATAACTCGCTAGTTTATCATACCCGCCAATTGCTGTTCCGTTAATACGTATTTGTGGAACTGTACGAGCGCCTGGAAATGATTCTAGAAGTTCTTCTTTTGTGTAGTCGGTGCCAAGTGACTTGTATGTGTATTCAAATCCACGATTCTCACAAAACTGTTTTGCTTGCTCGCAGAATGGACACATTGGCTTTCCAAATATTTCAATCATAAACTGAATCCTTTTAACATGTCTTTATCAACGTCTTGTTTAATACCGCCAATAATATAACTTTCTACTTCTGTCTCCTGTGGTGCAACTTGCAAGCCTGAACTAGATAACCAATGTTGTGTCCATGGAAGAGGATTAGTATTCAGTGGTTGATCAAATATTGCATTGTAACCTAGTGCTTTTAGCCTACGGTTAGCAATGTATTCTACATATTGATGTAAAAGTGTTTCATTTAAACCAATCATTGAACCATCCTGGAACAAGTAGTTTGCCCAGGCCTTTTCTTCCTCTACACAGGTGCGCCACATGTCATAGACTTCTTCTTCACATTCTTTTGCAATCTTCACCATTTCAGGATCGTCTTTACCTTGCATCCAGTTTTTAAGTATGTGCGTACTCAATGCCAAATGCTGTGCTTCATCCCTAGCGATAAGACTGATAATCTTAGCACTACCTTCCATTAGCTTTAGTTCTCCAAAAGCAAATGTGCAAGCAAAAGACACATAAAAACGTAATCCTTCTAGAATATTTACATTCATCATGGCCAAGAACAGTTTCTTTTTGACTTCAGCCATAGATCCTTTTTTGTGATGTGTAAATGCATCTGCTGCCTCTGTGAAAGCATCATAGTTCTTTGTTACACTAACAGCACGTTGAATAATCTTTTCGTCATCAAGGATAGTGTCAAACACTTCACTTGGATCTGCATACACGTTTTTCATAATGTGCGTGTAAGAACGTGAGTGAATAGTTTCAAAAAAGTCCCAAGTAACAATACAACCTTCTAGCTCAGGAAGTGATACGTGTGGCAAGAAAGCCAAACATGGACCACGGCCTTGAACACTGTCTAGCAGAGTCTGATACTTTAAATTAGCAGTAAAAATGTGTTTTTGCTCTGGACGGAAATTAGCATAGTCTGCACGATCTTTTTGAAGTGAAACTTCTTCCGGTCGCCAAAAGTATCCAAGCATTGTTTGATTTAATTTATCAAACACAGGAAATTTGAATACATCATATCTCTGTGTGTTTTGATCTGCTCCGAAGAACATATTTTGTTTTGTAAAATCAATTTTATCTTTATTGAATACTGTTTTAGCCATTCTAATTTCCTTATTTTTCTATACTATACAATAATATTACGAGCTTGTCAAGTATTAAATTGCACAGGCTTCGCACATTTCGTCATCATTCAGATCAGTTGGAACGCCTGCATTACTGTTAAAGGAAATTGCTTGTGGCTTTTCTTCTTCCAATTCGCTCGGATCTTCTTTGTAATCGTAAGTGTTTTGATAGTATGAAGTTTTCCAACCTAGTTTATAAGTTGTAAGTAAATCTTTTAACATAACACTCATTGGCACTTCGTTATCAGGGAAGTGTGTTGGATTGTATGACCAGTTGCCGCTGATAGCTTGATCAAAGAACTTTTGCATTACCGCGACAGTGTTGATGTAACCTTCGTTGCTAGGCATGTCCCACAGCAAGGTGTAGTACGACTTAAGACTTTGATATTGTGGAACAATCTGCTTAAGAGGCCCTTTTTTGCTTTTCTTAACGGACAAGTAACCTCTAGGTGGTTCAATTCCGTTTGTTGCGTTCGACACAACGGAACTGCTCTCTGAAGGCATCTGTGCGGACAATGTTGAGTGCCGTAAGCCGTATTCGGTAATGTCTTTCCTAAGACTATCCCAATCATAGTTTAGTTTGTTCTCCACAATAGTATCAACATCCTTCTTGTAAGTATCAATAGGAAGAATGCCATCACTGTATTTAGTGCGGTCAAAATATTCGCAAGCACCACGCTCTTTAGCAAGTGTATTTGATGCTTTAAGCAAGTAATATTGGAACGCTTCTGTTAAATCATGTACCAGTTTCCATGCTTGCTTATCTTCATACTTTACATGTTGTTTAGCCAAAAAGTGTGCTAGTCCGATATAGCCAATGCCCAACGAACGTCTTGCCTTTGTGCTAATCTCAGCTGCCTTAATTGGATAACGCTGATAGTCAATAATTTCTTCTAATGCTCTAACTGCTAGATCGCAGATTTCTTCTAGGTCGTCTAGTTCTTTGATAACGCCAACATTTATAGCTGAAAGAATACACAGTGCAATCTCTCCATTCTCGTCATCAATATGTTCAAGTGGCTTAGTAGGTAGTGTAATCTCTTGACACAAGTTACTCATATAAACTGTGTCTTTGAACGAGCTGTGTGTGTTACAATGATCGACATTCATAATATAGATACGTCCTGTTTCAGCACGTTCTTTGATTAAGTCGCTAAACAATTCCATTGCAGGAATTTTCTTTTTGCGAATACTTGTAGCACGTTCATACTTTTCGTACAGCTCTTGAAACACTGCTGGATCTCCATAGTATGCTTCGTACAAACCTGGAACATCATGTGGGCTAAACAAAGTAATGTCACCGCCACTTAGAAGACGCTCATACATTGTTTTGTTAATTTGTATCGAGTAGTCTAGTTTTCGAACACGATTGTCTTCAGTGCCCTTGTTGTTTTTCAACACAAGGATGTCTTCAATTTCTAAATGCCATAACGGAAAGTGTGTGGTGGCAGAGCCGCCGCGAACACCGTTTTGAGTGCAACATCTAACAGTTGCCTCAAACTTCTTCAAGAAGGGAATTATGCCGGTGTGTGCGACTTCTCCGCCTCTGATTTTTGAATTGACTGCTCTGATACGTCCGGCGTTGATGCCGATGCCTGCTCTTTGCGCCGTATAGCGGCCAATGGACATGTCGCTGGCAAAGATGCTATCAAGTGTGTCGTTGCTATCAACAAGAACGCAGGAGGCAAACTGCCTAACAGGAGTGCGCACTCCAGCCATGACTGGGGTTGGTATGTTGAGTCTAAAAAGCGAGGTCGCATCGTAGTATCTCCTTACATAATGCATACGTGTTTCTTTAGGATAGTTAGCAAACAGTGTTGCCGCAATCATCATGTACATGAACTGAGGAGTTTCAAATAATTGTCCGTTGCTACGATCTTGACAAAGATACTTATCTACTACTTGTCTTAGACCTGCATAGGTAAAGTTTTCATCACGTTTGTGGTTTATGTAACTGTCTAGTTTTTCAATTTCTTCTGCAGAATACTTTTCCAATATCTCTGCATCATACACGCCGCGATCAATATTCATTTTAATCATGTCCATAAGTGCAATAGGCTCATAACGTCCAAACACTTCTTTGTTCAGTCCGTAACCTAAAAGCCTAGCAGCGGCATATTGATAGTTTGGCGAGTCAAGCGATATAAGATCGTTAGCACTTCTAATTAAAACTTCTTGTATTTCTTTTGTACTCATGCCATCAAAAAATTGTAAGTTGGCATTCATTTCAATTTGGCTAGAGCTCACCCCTGCAAGACCTTTGCAGGCTTCTTCAACTACGAAATGGATTTTATCGATGTTGAGGTGTTCTCGGTTGCCATTACGTTTAACGATCATTGTTCCGTTTGACATTTTAACTCCTCTTTCTGTGTGGTATCATATTTAGTGCAAGTTTGGTACAGTACAAATTTTTCTTATCGCAAAATCTTGTGGAAGATTTTCAATGCGAACACAACTACTATTAAAACCTAATACATAATCGTCTGCAATTAGAACGTGATAAGACTCTGCACTTGCACTGTCTATACCAATATGTATCTCGCAAGGTAACCCCTTAAAGCGTTCAGTTAACTGTAATGAATAAGCCATTCCCAGTACGATTCCAAAGTCACAATATTGGTTGTCTGCGATCAACTCCCAAGGCGTTGGCCATGACTCTGGATCAGTAACATCAATGTGCAAAGACATAGTCGGTGCCTTGCTATAGAAGGCTACCGTATCTTCAAAAGGAGTGTTACTTGTTTCTAGGGATTGGCGAAATTCTCGCCATGCTATTAGACGTTCGTCAGCTGATTTATCAAACATTATATAACACTAGACTGTTTATTCTTCACTTTAAATTTAAATTCAGTTTGGTCACCTACAGGCATTCCACTTGTTGATAGTATTGAGATAGTTTCGTCTGTACCGTCCCCATCTTCATCTGTTATTGTAACATCAAAATGAATATCGTCAAGATAAATTTCGTCTCCAGCGAAGTGATATTCGTCCGAAATCTCTACGCGGTTGTTATACGCATTGTTAATAATTGTCATAGTACCAGTTCTTACTGCTTCGTAACTTTCACTGGTCATTGTATAATCTATTTCGTAGCCTTGATTTGTTGTTGCCTGTGGTAATCTAAATAATTTGATTTGGTCACCTCTAACTATTGTTAAACTATGTTCGTGGCCCCAAGTCCAATTTGACGGTCCTTCTATTTCAGGTTGATAAATGACTCCAGTCATGTTTGCTTGGTTGTATGACAGTTCAGCAGTACGACTGAAATAGTCTCCTACTGATTCGTTTGACTTTTTACCAAACTTTATAACAGCAACCTGTGGTAATGCTTCTGTGCCGCCGCTGTTGCCTACAGAAACATATCTATTGTTTCTACTTACATTGTAGTAACCATTTTCAATCCAAACTCCGTGTTGATCAATATCATTGAAGTAACTATCAACGATAAGGTTTTTGCCTGGACCTTCGCTTTGACCTAGGCTAGGAGCTCCTAGTACCATATTAACACCAAACGCAAATCCATGACCTAGTGTTCTAAACTTACAATCTGTCCATGTATTGTTGTTGATATCATAGTTACTCATTGCACCATAAGCCCATCCTACAATCTCTATATTTTCAAATGTATTGTCACTGGATTCAACTGCTCCACTTAGACTATTAAGTTCTAATCCAATATCTGAAAGATAGTCAGTTGGTATGCTATCGCCTGACTCCCAAGGTCCTGCAATTTTAATATTTCTAAACACACTGTCTCTACAGGATTGTAATACAAGTCCTTTACCTGAAGGTTGTGTAGTTTGTAGTGTTAAATTCTCAATTCTAATATGTCTTGCTTGTGTAGTAAAACTGGATCCGCTATCATCTGCTGCGTTAGTTTTGCTTCCGCCAATTGCTAAATCATTTTGTGTTTGAAATATAGGATTAGATGACGATGTTCGAATGATAGTTTTATCTTCTCCAGCACCGACTATAGTAGCAAAAGGAGGAACATAGATAGTATCATCAATAACATAAACGCCTGGTTCAAGTGTTAGTGTTACTCTACTTTGCTCACTTCCTTTGGTTGCTTCATTTAGATACAATTGATCTAATGCCTGTTGTAGTTTAACAGTTGCGTTTTGTGACGTTTGACCAGTTATGCCAAAAGCTCTAACACTTACTATATCATCTAGTCTGTCCTGAAGAGTTCTATAAACAGGATCTGTAGGACTGCTACCTGTTACAATATAACTGTCGTTTGCTCTATATGCGTAAGTATCAACTAGTGTAAAGAGGTTGTCATGTTCAGTTAAAACTTTGGTATTACCAACCTGTGGTGCGCCTTCTGATACAGCGCCGTTACCAATGTATAGTTCCCTAGTATCAATGGCCCAACCTAACTCACCTGATGCAAGTTGTGGTAATCCGGACCCTTGATTCTTTTGTCCTCGTCTCATTTGAATTCTTGATATCTGTACAACAGCCACGTGTTATCTCCTACACTTTTATTATGTATTTATGCTCTGTTTGGCTTTCCAGTCATCCCAAGATTCAAATTTACGTTTATAATTGCCCTTAGTGCTAGGTGGCATATTGCGTTTGTACTCTTGCCAAAGATCAAACTGTTCTTTTGCTTTTGTTTCGTCAGTTTTTAAATAGTATCTAGCAAGCATTCTATATCTTTGGCCTTGGCCAAATTCTTCGTAACGCTCTGCATTTTTAATTTTATCACGCTTTTTTCTTATAGACGGATCTTTAGATGCGCCTACCATTAAACCATCTTTATAGTTAGGATTTTTGTCGCCACTTAAATCGGCTCCATCATTTGGATCACCTACAATAATATTGTAATATAAGTGCCAAGTTCCTCTATCGTATCTGCGCTGCTGGTATTCTCTTTCCTTGTCTAGTACTTCTTGCAAGTCATCGCTTTCAAACACAATCTTTCTTACAAGAGTTTCTGGACGTTTGTTATAAACTTCTGTGATTATTTTTCCACTAGCAAAATAATCAGGACGACCATTAGATCTTCCTATATATCGTTTTCCTGTGACAGTGTCCCAAACAAGATATACGTGTGGCTTAAGCCATTTTTTCATAGTATTGATATACCCGTTCGTACCATTCGTTACGCCATTCATCATACTCGTCTGGCCAAACATCAAACTGCTGGTACTCTCCTGCGCGACTACACATGAACACATGACCTTCACGTATGTTAGTGCCATATACTTCGTTGTGTGCTTCTGCGTATGCGACTAGTTGTAGGAAGTAATCAACTACCCATTCAACTTTTTTAGGTTTATTCGTTTGCTTAAAATCCATGATTGCAGGCTGACCTTTGTATGTTCCTACAAGATCAGTCGTTCCTGCGTACATTTGAGGCATATAAAGTGCTACTTCGCTGCCCCATACTTCTACGTCTTTAAGGGCATTTTCGCGAATAACATTAGCCATGTTGTGTGCTTGTTGAGCATATGGATTGCTTCCCGGCTCTGGCCATTCTGCTGTGTCTATGTAGTCCTCAAGATACTTGTGCATCCTAGTACCTACACCTGCTGCTTCGGTTACAATCTCTTGTGCTTTCTTTTCGCCAACACGTTTCTTCCAAGCAATAAGATGTGTCTTATCTTTAGTTGCGTCAAGGATAGTTGTTACACTTGCGACTGCATTGCCGTCAGGAGTTTCATAAAGCCTTTTGCCATTTACTTGTTTTCGTGAGATAGGTTGATAATCGTATTTTTTTACTATTAATGTCAAAACATAAATCCTATATTGTTTCTACATTATATAGTCTAAGTAGTTGATTGTCAAGAATTATCTTAGATCGTTATTACCTAAGTCAGTAGCACTCTTAGCCATTGCTGCTACTTTATCGCCGCCTGGCTCAGCATCTGCCTTGGAAGTTGCTTCTGGTTCTTTGGCTGTTTTAGGAGTAACACCTATTTCATTAAAGTCAGCGACCATAGTTTTTACACGTTCGTCTGTATCGTATGCTGCTTTGAATGTACCGTAGTCAAACTGCTCGCCACCTACGTTCTGCATTAACTTGTTTAGATCTAAATTTAATGCACCTTGTTTGACATCTTGTTGTTTAGGCTTTTTAAAATGTAAAAAAGCAGTGCGACCTTTAGAGTCTGCACTGCCTATTACTGTTCTTAATACCTGTACGAGTTTTGAAGGTAAAGCCTCGTCGGCTTCAACTATTTTTTTTTTGAACTTAAAATTGTTGCAATTCTACGGGTACGTTCTACGCTTTCGCGTTTGGCACGCCCTGCTTCTTCTTCGCCACCTGCTGCTGGCTCAGCTGCACCAAACTCATCCTGATCAACTGTAGGCTCCATTTCGCCTTCTTCGCCTGGTTCTCCCATATCAGGAAGTTCTTCGCCGCCTTCTTCAGATCCCATCATTTCTGGTGGTGCGCCTTCTCCTGTTAGCATGGCTACGCCATCTGTTAATGAGCCACGTGTGGTTTCCATAGTAGAGTAAAGTGCTTCTAGTGCAGGCTTAACGGCAGCAACAAATGAGTCTGACTGATCTTGTCCTAACTCATCGCGAATTGCATCTGCTAATTCTAGCATTGATTCTGTTTGCATTTCAGCAGTATCTTCCATCCAGCCAGTAACACGATCAACCATGTCCTTTGCTGCCATGACTAGTTCTGCTTCATCTTCTTTGCCTTCTTTAAGGAAGCTAATAAATTCTGGATCTACACTTTCGTTTTTCTTTTTCTTTTTGCCGTACATGCCTTCAGCTGCTTTTTGATTTTTTAATCCACTAGTCTTTTTATCTTTAACTGCTTTTTTCATTGGTTCCTTTGTGTCGCCGTCTTTATCTATATCAATGTAATCTGGCTTTGCTTTTTTGCCTTCTGAAATTTCTGCACGTTCTGCAATAGCGGCATTCAATACGTCAAGGAAGAGTTTTGACTTTTGATAGCTTTCGCTTTTATGAACAGTATCGTAACTTTCCATTGTTTCAACTTGAGAAAGTTTAGTGCGTAGTTTGTTACGAGCGTCTTGTAATTGCTCTAATGTAAAACTTTCGACACTTACTTTTGTGCCGAAACGTTTGGCTAGGCTTTCGTTCAGGGCCGCTGCCGTAATTGGTTTAGTAAATTCTCTTATGTTCATTTTTAACTCTTCCCTAATGAATCTGTTATAGTTATTTATGCGTTTTTTTAAAAAAAGATGTAATGATCGAGCTTGGATTTTATTTGTTCTGTCTTTGCTCTACTAATTTCATATCTATTAATAGTTATCTCTCTTTTAAAGTCACTATCTGTTTTTTCAATAGTGTAACGATAAAAAATACAATCATTGTAATGTTTTTCTATATCTCTATCATATGCTAGTATTTTTTCTGTTTTATCATTACCTTTTATTAAAGACCTTGCCAACGCTACTGCACTTGTTTTACAAAATGTGCGAGCTATCATAGCATTATCTTTGCAATCAAAAATGACATAGTCCTTTTTTGTTTTACGTATTGCTATATGACCAATACGGATGCTGTTTCCTTTTTTATAAGGGAACATGGTTTCGTCTATATTATTATTTAATATAGATTCTAAATCTTTAATAATTTGTCGGTTGATCATTTGCCTTTACCAAAACAAGATTATTTTTGTGTGTTTTACTTACCAGACTCTTCTTCACTAGATTCTCTATTATGAATTGATCTCTTTCATTGAAGATGTGCAGAGGCATAGGTCGATACAATCTGTTCATTACCTCCTCTTCTTCATTAGATACCGCTATGGATATCTGAGATATTATTTCATCGTGTCTCATCTATTTCAACATCGTCATTTGGATTAATCGTTTGTTTTGGATCAGGTTTAACGCTGCCTTGTGGCTTCTTGTTTAGTTTAACCTTACCGCTGTTTGGATCTTTTGTTAGAGCTGAAGGATTCTTTTTAAGATCTACGACTGTTTTAGTCCCGTCTCCGTGATCAATCTCGGCACTCTGATTAGGCATAACTTTGCTTATTTTTGATTGTATTTCTGAGATTCTCATTTGATCTTCCTCCTTGGCGCTTTCTTCCTGCTAGGAGTGTTTGGCGCATTTAGTTTTGTTAATCTTCTTGATGCTGCATTAGATGCTCTAGTTCTAATGCCTATCATTTTTATTTTTCCAGCTTTTTGTTGTTTGGTCTTTTTTAACCCTACAGATTTTTTAACATTGAGTGGCTTGTTACATGCAGCAGGTGAGCTCATAACCCTACCTTTGCGTATTCCAGACTGGCAACGATATTTTCTTACCTGCTTGCCGCCGGCCCTGCTCCATACTTGCGTTGCTTCTAAAAACTCAGCCACTTGCATTATCTACGTTTTCCTACTCTAGCTGCTTTGTTCAATGATTGAACTCTACGGCTTGCCGGATTAATACGTTTTGTACGTCTTGCTTTCTTGGCCATACGTTTGCCCATTCTAGCTTTTAGTCTTTTAAGAGCAACTCTTTTCTTTACATCAGGTGCTGCAAAACATTGGGCCGCAGTTGCTACTACTCTGCCGTTACGAAATCCACCCTGACAGCGATACTTACGGACCACACTCTTGCCGGAGCGAGCCCAAACTTGCTTCTCATCTATTTGGTCATTAAAAAACTCACGTATTAACATATAGTTATTTATCGTGAGCGAACTGTTACTGCATTAAAATTACAACAATAGTTGAAAGCAGACCTGCTACTATTGTTCCGGCTGCGCCAATTAACACTTTAATCATTGATGCGTTGCCACTTTGTATATCTTTGTGAATATCTTCTACTTTTTCTTCAATTTTGGTGAGGCGTGATTCTAGTTGCTCATACCTTTGCTGGCATAAATCAACATGTGCTTCTAGGTTTTCTTTTTCTAATTGCGTGGCACTAGCCATACTGTATTCTCCAATTAAAGTAATCGCGATAGATAGCCCTTTAATAGCCTAGTTATGTGTGCCTTTTACAATTTTATTTATCATCTAGTTCTTCAAAAATGATATTGGTTTGTCTTGGATCAGATGTTCTAAATACTGCATTTTTTATAGTAACAGTTTCATTTAGTCCGTCTATGAAAGGGACTAGATCAAAATCTTGTATCAATAAGTCAGTGGTTAGTCCTTCAAGAACTTCGTGTGTAAAAGTAAAAGTCCAATATCTGTTTTTACCTTCGAAGTCTTTGCCAAACCCTAACTTGCTAATTTCATCTACATGAGACTCTACATTCAAGGGATAAGCATTTACCCTAAGACCAATAGTTTGGAATACTGTCATGTAGTTTGCTTGTTGCTTGTATGCCAATGCATCGTCGCCTTTACGAGCATTGGTGTTTGTAATATCAACAAGTGTAGTGATCTTAAATTTCATACTGTATTTACAGTCATAAAAAAAGGCCCACATAAAATGTGAGCCTTTAGTGTGCGTAATGCACGGTCCCTAAGGTAGTTAGGAATTATTAAGCGATTGTGATGCTTGAAGCTGCTGTTACAGTTGTGTCTGTACCAACGCCGTCTAGTGCTTCCATGCGAGCTGCAATTGATGCTGCTGTGTTAGCGTGTCCATCAACAATAACGTGTAATAGACCTGAATTATCGTTTGGTGCATAAGCCATTAGTGGCTGTAGCTCACGTAAAGCTAGATCATATAGTGATCCGTTTGCGCCGTCGTTTGCACGTAGATCGATTGGTGCATCATCTGAACCGTCTGAATCAGAATCAAATCCGATTACATATGCTGCAAGTTGTGCTACTGACTCAATTGAGCCAACTGTGTTGTCTCCACCATTAACTGGGGTTACGTCGAATGTTACTGCCATTTTTCTTCTCCTATAATTATCGAATGGCAAAACGCTGCTCAAGCGTTTTGTTACATATGTATTTAGTCTTTTGGCAAAAAAGAGGCTATTTTAGGTGTTTTTTGGCTCTCTGATGTATGGCTCTTAGCTGTTGTATGTACGCAGGGCCCGATTGTACTATATCATCTATCATTTTTACAATAGGCAAATAGCCTCTCACATACTGTCCTGGAACAGTGTCGCCATCCTTTGCTTTGTCCAAAAACATCTTAGCCATCATTAGGTTTTCCTGACCTACTAGGTAACGATAGTATTGTAAGTTAGACATAGTGTTTGTTACTGCTATGTCAGGAACGCTTACAGTTGGTTCTGGATCAGGAACACGATCAATTTCAAAGTTTTTGCTAGATACAAACTTTTCAAATTCTTCTATTACATCACTGTTTCTAAGTTTTGCTCTTACTGCAAATGCTAAACGTGTGATGTATTTTTCTTTATCGTATTGCGATGCGTTGTTTAGGTTAGTTATGATTCTTCTTATTGCAAGGTAGTCACCGTTTTTAATATTGAGCGCAGTTTCTAATTTCAAAAACAAGTTTGCTACTTGCGAAGGTTGTGCATCATTACCTAACTGACTTAGGTATCTATTAACAGCCATTATAGGAAGCGTGGTAGTTTTTCTTACTTTTTTTGCAGATTCAGGATCTTTGAGTTTGCCGACAGCATCATCGTCTCCATCTACAAAGTGTATAAAATTATATAAGTCTGTTGAAAACATGCTAAAAGTTTTATAGTTATTCTTTTCACTTGTCTTAGCGGCATACTTTCTTGAAAACTTATTGTACATAGGAAATTTACGCATTAGTTCTAGCACCAATAGAATAAGATACGTTCTTTCGCAACAGTCAGTGTAGGTTAAAACTCTTGCGTTATTAGAGTCGCGTATCATTCTTGCTTCGTGCAAGCCTTTTATAAAAGAAAAGCTAGGCTCAACAGGTTCAGACAGATCATGTCCGCCCTCCATGGTTGCCCATTCTAATGCTGTATATTTCTTTTCCATATTAGCCGAGGTATCTCTTAACAAATAGTGATGGTAGTTCGTGATAGTCCATATCAAAGAAGTCAGCTGCTGTGGAACCTTTTTGAATGTCTTTCTGGAACTGTGTTCTAACCATTGGTTTTACTTTTTCTGTTGTCATGAGCATACGAACAACTCTAGCCTGATCAGGGGTAACCTTAAAAACTTTACCGTCATCAGTTGTAACTGTAGTAACTGGCTTAGGATTGCCTTGGCTATCTAGAATTTTTCCTAGTTGGTCGTACATAGGTGCTTGTTTGTAACCTTCACCTTCGTCATCGTCTTGGTCAAGTTCTTTACCTACGTTACCTAACTCGTAGTCGTCGAACTCGTCTTCGTTAATTTTAGCAAGTTTATTTGCTAAATCTCTTATTTCTTCTGCTGCGCTTTTCATAATTTTTTCCTTATCTTTCGACTGATCTGTTTGCTTTTGTAAAGTATTCACGTGACACTAACTTGATGTCGCCTTTTGGATGTGCTAATACATAGCCTTCTCCGCCTTCGCCGTGTGTATCAGGTGAAGTAGGACCGTGTGGTCCAATACTTGCCTTTACATCAGTATCTTGGTTATTAAGCTGATTGATAATATCATCCTTAAATTCCATAATACCTCTCATAATGTCCCATAGGGCATTAAATCCTTGTTGATTTTGTTGAATATGATCTACAATCTTTGCCTGTTTGGCAGGAGGATTTTTGCTCATTTTCAACCATTGTAAAAAGTCTTTGCCTAAATTTGCTAGTCCTGTATCTACTTTGCTGTTGGTATAACTGTACAATACATCCGGAAAGTATTTCATTTTCTTTTCAACTAGAGTATTCATGTCAAGCATTGCATCTAGTACAGTTGCATTTTTACTAATAGTTTGTTTTAGTTTAGTTGCTTTACTATTATCAATGTCGGGTGGCTGCTGTACTGTTACTGGAGGAAACACTAAAACTTCGTTGCCAATAAAAACGTCATTGACATTAATAGTAATAGGTGATTCATCTCCTTGTTCATCTATCATTCTGTGTATAACAACACCTGTTTTGCTTCTTCCAACTCGGCTTCCTATTTCGCTGTCTTTTTTAATTTTATAGGTTACAATATTAGGTGTAAAAACGTAGTAATTATCTTCTAACTCTGGAGTGTTATAATATAACAAGTCACCCTTAAAGAATCCTGTAAAATCTCTCGGAACTGCCTTTTCGTATTCGTCATAAATGTCAGCCATATTGGCTGCAAAGTTTCTATAGTTGTCTCTTTTAGCAGGATCAGGATTGTTTGCTCCCGGACGATTCATTAACATTTTTTGGAGTTCTTTTGCTGACTTTGATTTTCCGTCGTATCCTTTTGCAACCCAACCGCTTTTATCGGTAAGAACGAATGTTCCATCTTCGCCGCGGCCAAAAATGATGGCGGGAGATCCGTCCCATTTGATTGTGACATCTGTGTGACCACCTTTCTCTAGGTTTAAGAAACTGTTAAGTGTGCGGATAGCACCTTTTGATCCTTCGCGGAAAACAATATCTTCCGCATGATCTATACGAGCACCTTCTCGTAAAACAGTTTCTACTAATCTAAATTCTCTAAATCTCATTATACTGTTCCAAATACTGTTTGTCCAATAATTTCCGCACCATCCGAATTTCGCATATCATACATAAATCCGATATTAGTTCCTTTACCATAAGCTAGAGGATTATTACTAGTAAAGTTTAACCAGCTCTTATCCATGTCTGGCAAATACTGAACCAATGCTTGCATAACCTTTTCGCCAGTCCGCTTGCTCATGTTTGTATAGTTTTTACTAGGACCTGTCCATTTACCGCGCTTCTTATCATATACTCCAGTAATTGCTTGGAACTGCCCTCTTTGGTTAAGCACTGAACTTATCGAATTAGGATAACTACTGTCTCTAACACGATTTAATATAACTGCGGCTACTGCTGCCCTTTCTCTTGCATTCGGGCTTGCTTCTGCGGCTGTTGCCTTAACAAGCATTGTCATTTCTTCGTCGCTAATTGAACTGCCTAGAAACTCTTCAACAACACTTTTAGCATCTCCATCTGCTACTACAGGATCTCCAGCGCCAACGCTAGGTGACACATCTTTTTTTGGCTTAGTAGCTTTTTTTGGATTCAACATTAACATTTGAATTTCTTTTGTTGTTAAAACAAATTCAGATGTTTTTATGCCGTTGTCTTTTTTGTATGCTTTTATTGCTTCTATAGTATATGGACCAAACTTTCCATCAACACCCGTAGGCCCTACATCGTAATCTAAATCAACAAGTTTTTGTTGTATAAGTTTTACTGTTTCCTTGTCTTCTTCATAGTAAGGAGGTCCTGCGATAACTTGTTTTGTTTTATCTTTTGCTTCATTATCGTCATCTGTATCTAATGTAGGAATATCGCCGCCAAAGTTTATTCCTCTAGCGGTAGCATGTGGAACACGTGGTCTTACTTTTTCAACTATTTCATCAAACTTCATAGTCCGGCAAGCTCTCTTATTCTATTAAGCTCAGCACTCTCGGGTAGTCCTTTGCCTTGCTTTTCCATGTTCTCTAACCAAGGAGCAATTAAAACTTCAAATTCAGGATCACCTCTAAGTTTTGCTATCATGCTCTCCACAGTGTGAGTATCTTCTTCTTTGGCACCTGGACCTAAAAGTATTTCTGCAATTTCATCCCAGTCGTCTGCAACAACAGCATCTCCGTTGTTAGGATCTACAACTCCTTTAGTTGGGCTAAACTTATAGCCTCTGCCTCTTGCAAGACTAGAAAGTAGTACAGCTCTGTCTGCACCTGTGTAGTGTTCTGTTCCGCCACGCTTGGCTCCACGCTGTAGGGCAGGATTATCTGTTAGCATAAAGTCAGTTTGTACAAAGCCATTCTTAGGATCACCTTTGATTGGTGTGCGAAAATGCACTTGTAGTCCTGCATCCTTGATCCAACCTGCTTCAAAGGACTTGCCTTTGTTCATAATTTCTAAATCTGGAATACCTTGCTTTTGGCACCAAGCAGATAGTTTGGCAATAATTTCTTGTTTGGGTAATTCTCTAGTATCTGTATTGAGGTCTAAATCACCTGAACTATTTTCTTCAAACGTTCCGTCAGCTTTAACTTTTCTACCTGTAGTGCCTAATTTGTCGTCATCAACAAACTTAAAACCAAAAGTAGAATTGATCCAATCTATAGTTGGATCGACATCGGGTGTGGCAATGCGCTGGCACATTAGTTCTTTATCAGGTTCTGTTTTGAATACGTTACCGCCTTCATTCAATATCATTTCTTTTACTCTCAATCATTTTCTGCATACTGCGCTTGAATTTACGTGGATCGCCACTTCTGATACTGTTCAAAAACCTTCTTTCTAACTCACTAGCTGTAGTTTCGTCATAGGTATTACTAATCCTATTCAAAAGATTTATAGCACTCTCAATAATATTATTGGCAGTGGCTTCTATAAGAAGATCGTTATCCTTGGCTCTGCCTAAGTTATTCAGTTCTTCAAGTATGCTTCTAGTACGTTTCTTCATTACACCTATTCCTGTTAATGTATTTAGTTTAACTAAACTATAAATACGTTTGCTACTGGGCTAGTAGTTTTAATACAAAGAGGGGGCATTATGGGCATTTCACAAATGGATTTTCCGAGTAGATCTTTATTGTTTGCCAAGCTGGCACAAATTTCTTACAATGATAACATCAAAGAAGTTAAAAAGCAAGTAAAAAGTTTGGGATTTACAACAGTTGAATTTTACAACAAAGAAGGCGCACAGGCATATCGTTTCCAAAACAAAGACGATATGGTAATTGCTTGTCGTGGTACAGAGCCTACTAAGTTTAATGATATAGCAGCAGATTTAAAAACTATGCCAGTTAAATCAGAATCAGTAAGTTATGTACATAGAGGATTTAAGGCGGAAGTTGATGAACTTTGGCCTATGGTACTAGAAGATATTACTCGTACAGTTAATAAAGACAATAAACTATGGTTTTGCGGACACTCTTTAGGAGCAGCAATGGCTACTATAATGGCAAGTCGTTGCTATTATGAAAAAGGAATACGCAACCCTGAAGAATTATACACATACGGATCTCCAAGAGTAGGGTTCCGTGGATACGTTAAGACAATGACAACTCCACATCATCGCTGGAAGAACAATAATGATATTGTAACTACTGTTCCTCCTGCATTGTTTGGATTCAAGCACGATGGTGAGTTACATTATCTGAACGCATATGGTAATGTTCGCAAGCCTACAGGCTGGCAGTTGTTTAAAGATAAACTGCGTGGTTTATGGATGGGCATAAAGAGAGGACAGATAGATAGTTTTTCTGATCATAGTATGATCAATTATTGTGCATACTTAGAAATGTATGCAAGCGGAAAAGAAAACAGTCAATTTTAATCTTTGCGGATAGACCTGTTATAGTTTATTGCTTCTTCAATAAGTGTCAGCCTGGTGTTATTACGCTGGGCTGATCTTACGATTGCGTTAGTATCTTTCGAGAAACAATGACCGCCAAAGCCTCTTTGTTCAGTCACTTCACTATGACTTGATCCAATCCTGGGATCATCTGTTATGGCTTTTGATACTGATGCAAAATCTAATCCGTAGGATTTACAATAATCATATACTTGGTTAAAGAATGTTACCTTAGTTGCAAGGAAACTGTTTCTAAATGCTTTGGCTGCTACAAGATTTTCAGGATTATCTAGTGCAATATCGATTTTTCCTAGTGCAGTTATAAACACGTCACTCCAAAAAGATGTGTTCGATCCTCCAATGTACATTTTATTAAAGAAAGCATCTTGTTCCCAACTTGCTTGACGTAGAAACTCTGGACTAAAACATATTTGATGATTAGGAAAAGTATCTGATAGCATTTCCCATCCTTCTACACTAATTGTGCTTTTGATTAGTATTGGCACATCCGGACACAGGTCTATAACTTCATAGACATTTTTCATTTCACATGAGCCGTCATGACGTGGTGGAGTACTAACACAAACTATTACAGCATCAATGTCTGTCCAGTCTCCTTCATGTCCTAAATTAGGATCATGGATTGTTAAATTAAAATAGTCTTTTAAAACTAACTCTTGTGCTTTGCCAACAAAGCCGTAACCTGCAATTAAAATTTTCATAATAATAATTATACACGTTTATAAAAATAAGTCAAGAAAAAAGGCAGCTCGTCGTTGCTGCCTTTATATTATTAAAGTCCCATAGGAACAATTACATAATGAATCAATAGTACGATTGCTAATGAAGCACTCAGCCCAATCATCATCTTACCAAAGTCTTTACCCACTAGTGGGAACACACTTTTTGTTTTTTTCTTGCCCATAAATGAAGCAATAGCAAACTCGCGTCCTGCAAGTAAGCCAACAAACACCCAAGTAGTACTCATTGGAATGTCGTTTAGTTCTTTAAAGAACCATAGTGTTAGCCAGTAAAACAAATCGATGATTGTTGCCGAACGAACATAACGAGTATTGTGTTTTTCTAGTACAATCTTTTGGATCTTGCCTCCGCCTTCACGGAACATAAATCCTAATCCTACAACAAATACAACACTGATCATCAACATCAATGGAATGTCTAACTGTCTTGGAAGGAACACTGCAATGTTTGCCATATCATGTGACAACCAAGTCCACCACAGGAAGCCTGTGGTTACCCATTGTCCTATACGCCACCATTGTTTGTGTTCTTCTTTGACTGGAACGTTTTCATCTAGCCAACGGCTTACAACGTACCATACCGCATAAGCAAATGTAGCCGCAACTACATAGCCCATCATTGATTTCATCAACATCTTTTCTAGCACAAATGTACTTGCAAAAGCACTTAACACTAAGAAACTAGTTGATACAGGTACGCCTACCCGTGTTAATAATAGTAGTACAAGTGGCGCCATTGCGTGGTACCATTGTACTTCTTGCCAAGGAATTTTA